CGCTTGTTGTTAAGGCGTTCGCTGGTACTGCAAATGTTATCTTGTTGCATGGGTATGTAAACAGAATCACGGCGTAAGTTATGCGGTTTGATAACCGTTCACGAGTTAGCACCTATATTTCGGCTTGGATGCCGACAGGTGATGAGACACGACAATCTGTTGCAGGCTACATTGCTGGAGGTCGTAATGACGCTGGAACCGCAAGAGCAACGGTGGATAAACTTTTATTTTCAAACGAAACCCGTAGCAGTTTAGGAACTGGCTTAGATAGCGCCGTGCAACAAGCAGGTAGTTTTGCCAATAGTAGTGTTGCTGGCTATGTTGTCGGAGGCTATAGCGGTACTTATTTAAGTAGAATAAATAAATTTACATTTCCAGCGGATACTGCATCAACTCTTAGTGCTACTCTGACTGTTGCATTACGATACAATCAAGGTAGTTTTTCAAACAGTGGAGTTGCTGGATATTCCGTAGGGGGTGCAGGGGCGTCATATACTGATGCCATTGACCGAATTGCTTTCCCTGCCGATACCAAAACTGTTTTGGCAGCAGTTTTAACTGACACAAGTGCAGAAGCATCTGGTTGTTCCAACTATGGAGCAGCAGGATATGTTTTTGGTGGCTACAACACGGCAGCAACGGTTACAAGTAGAATAGACAAACTTTCTTTCCCTGCCGAAACAAAATCAACTCTTTCAGCAACCCTTACAGGTGCAAGTTTAGCCCATCAAACTTTTTCTAATCAAAATACATCTGCGTATATTTGTGGTGGATTTGCTTCAAATTTTAGTACTTATCTTACTCGTATAGATAAAGTTGCTTATTCAACTGATGCTTTATCTACAGGTGGTTCAACATTATCAATAGGAACAGCGCTAGGAGCGGGATTTGCAGATTCAAACAATGCAGGATATGTTTGTGGCGGTAATGACTCTACTGGTGATACTATTTCTGCAATCAAAAAAATTGCTGTATCTACAGACACACATTCAACGATAGCCGCAACAGTAAGTACCGACTGCGATAGAAGTACAGGTTTTGCTAACGAAGGCTCGTTCTAATGTCTAGACCGTTTGCGCCTCGACTTAGGGTTTCAACATATTTGTCGGCTTGGATGCCGACAGGCGATGAGACACGACAGGGTGTTGCTGGTTATATTCCTGGCGGATATGACACAGACTACCTTTCTGGTATTGACAAGATAACTTTTTCAGCAGACACTAAAACCACCTTGTCTGCAACTTTAACTTCTGTAAATAGTGGTCTTTGTGGTTTTGCTGATAGTGGAGTCGCTGGTTATGCCGCTGTTGGCTACGGTCCTACTACCGTTATTTCAAGGATAGACAAAATAGCGTTTCCATCAGATACTAAAAGCACTTTGTCGGCAACAGCATCAACCGCTTCTAGAGACGGTCAAGGTTTCGCCGATTCTGGTGTTGCAGGTTATTACGGTGGCGGCGATAATGCTGCTGCCGCTGAATATAATTTTATTGACAAACTTGCTTTTCCTGCCGAAACACGAACAACAATGACAACAACTTTGACAAGTTCACGAAGGCAGTTTTCTGGTTTCGGCAATAATGGTATTGCAGGATATTTTTGTGGCGGTAACGCTAGTGATGTACGACAAAACAATATTCAAAAAATTAGTTTTACTTCGGATTCTTCGTCAACACTTGCTGCAACATTGACAGTTAGACTTTATCACGGCACTTTTGCTGATAATGGTGTTGCTGGTTATATCTGTGGCGGTGTAGCAACTAATGCCAACGGCTCTGGTGGTCTTCAGAACAGTATTGACAAAATCGCCTTGCCTGCTGACACAAAAACTGTTTTGTCGGCAACTTTAAGCACCGCCCGTTATGGTATGTCAGGCTTTAGCAATAGCGGTATTGCTGGATACGCTGCTGGCGGTAATGATGGTGCGGCAATTTCGGCTATTGACAAAATCGCTTTCTCTGCTGATACGAAATCTACTTTGTCGGCGACTTTAACTACTGCTAGAGGACCTGGACAGGGTTTCTCTAATCAAGGTGTGTTCTAATGTCTAGACCGTTTGCGCCTCGTACTAGGGTTTCAACATATATTTCGGCTTGGATGCCGACAGGCGACACGGTAATTCCATATGCAAATTATCGCCTTGGTGGTTACACACCAAGCGCATCTTCTGCTATTAAAAAGTTTACATTTGTGTCAAAGACAGAGACAGTATTGAGTGCAACACTTTCATCAGCGATTTATGCATCTGTTGGATTTGCTTCAACATCTAAAATTTTTAGTGCCGCTGGGGCAGATGTTGCGTATGTATCAATTCACCAATATTTGGATATATCTAGCGAGACAAGAACTTCGTTGGCTTCAACTTTGGCATCCAACTGTTTTTACGGTGCAGGTTTAACTAATAGTGGTACGGCTGGGTATATTGCTGGTGGTGGTGCAAATTCTGGGATAACTTCAGGTGTTCCATACCTTACAAGAATTGAAAAGTTTGTTTATGCAACAGAATCCTCATCAACGACTGTAGCCAATATGTCCATAAATGTGTTTGCCATTAACGGCGGAAACAATGGCACAACCGCAGGATATTTGGTTGGTGGTTTTTATGGCACAACCGACCCAGGTAGATTGTACACTAATATGATTCAAAAATTAGTTTACGCATCGGATACAACTGTTTCTAATCCAGCATCTCTTGCTTATGCAACCTATAATAATATGATGTTGTCAAATCACGGAACTGCTGGATATATAACTGCTGGCGGTAATGATTCTGGCGCACCCACAACTAACCTAAGAAAAATAGTATATGCAACAGATGTAACCTCAGACATTGCGGCTGGCATAAATAGTGCTAATGGACAACCTACGGCATCTGATATGCAAACAGGAATTGGATTTTTTCTAGGTAGGAATAACGCGGTCACAGAAGTTAAAGAGTTTAACTTTTCAACCGAAATAGCATCAGTTAGTTCTGCAACAATAACCAATAATTCTTATGGCGCTTATGCCGATTATAATGGGACATAACAACTATGCGTGAAGATATTCAACTCTCACTCGCAGAAGTGCAGATGCCACGCACCCGATACCAACTAGAACATTTTGTTATCGGCGCACACGACACACCCGAAATGCAATTCGTACAAGTCTGCCGAGAAATAGAAGCACTCCACTACACGATAAAAGAAGTCGCCATGCAAGTACGCAAAACCGAGTACGAGATAGAGGATTTGCGTGAAAAAGGTGACCGCATCAGCCAAGTAGAAGCCGACATCAAAGAACTTGGCTTAGAACGCACACGGCTTGTCGCTATCGGTGCTGTCCGAGAATACGACACACTTATAGAAATCTATGACCAGATACCGCACTACACACGAGAACAAATAGACGCATCACAACCTGACTATTGGCAGCAGCGTTTGGGTCGTCAAGCAAACCTGCAAGGTATGACAGGTAGCCCGAACTGGGCGCACCTAGAAGCACTTGACCAGATAGGTGTTCTACAACCAATGATTGAAGCACAACAGGCGAAAGCCAAGGAGATACAACAATGAAATATGCAACATGGACTATTAGCCGACCTGAAGGTACAACACCTGAACCGTTGATTCGTTCTCGTGGCGGTCAAGCATCAGGCGGTCTAATGCTGGATAGCGAAACCGTTTTGGGTTATGTGTGGAACGATGTTGATTTGACAGGTTTAGACAAATGGAACTTCACCGAGAAAACACATACGCAGGCTTTGGCTTTGGCTCAGGCGTTGAACGCTGAATGTTATTTTGGTGATGATGGCACGATTCAAGCACCGCAACCAGACCTTATCTAGGTGATTGATACCACTACCACCAACAAAAAGTGCTAGATTGCGTAATCACCGCTTTCAACTCGTGTTAATATACATAGGGTATAGAGCATATCGAAAGATAGGATGATACAATGCCAGCAATTGATTTTCCAAACTCGCCGTTAACAAATGATCTTTTCACGTCTGGCGGCAAGACTTGGTTTTACAATGGTACGGCATGGTCGCTTATGGGTGTATCCACCGTGCCCCCAGGCAACTCATACAACTTAGATGGTGGAGTAGCTACAACAAACTTTGGCGGTATTACCACAATTAGTGGTGGAGGTGCAACAAGCTAATGGCAGTTCAAATTCAAATGAGAAGAGATACGGCCGCGGCTTGGACCGCTGCTAATCCAGTGCTCGCCGCCGGCGAGATGGGGCTCGAGACCGACACGACTTATTACAAGATCGGCAACGGCTCGACAGCGTGGAACTCTTTGGCCTACGGCGCTTACAACGGCGTGCCAAACGATTCGTCGATCACGGCGGCTAAACTAGCAAGCGATGCGGTGACTACTGCAAAAATTCTTAACGCTAATGTCACCGCCGATAAGCTTGCGAGCGACTCGGTTACAACCGCTAAGATTCTTGACGCGAATGTCACCGCTGCAAAACTTGCTAGCACAGCAGTTACGCCAGGATCCTACACGGCAACAAACATCACGGTTGATGCGCAAGGTAGAATTACGGCAGCATCATCAGGAACTGGCTTTGACGCGTTCGATGACCAAGTATTTTTAGCAACACAGATTTGGTCTTAGGACTAAGGAGATAGCACATGGCGACACTAAGTAAATTATGTTTACAGCCAGCGGGTACTACTGGTACGGGTTTGGCTGTCAAGGTTGCTGCTACGGCAACTGCTGGTACAACGATTCATACAGCGTCGACTACAGCAACAACGATTGATGAGGTTTGGTTGTATGCGGTGAACTCGTCGGCTTCTTCGGTTAAGTTGACGATTGAGTGGGGGCAGGCTGATGCACCTGATGGCAACATTGAACTTAGTGTTGCTGCTGAGTCGGGTCTTGTTTTGGTTGTTCCTGGGTTGCTGTTGCAAGGTAATGCTTCAGCAAAAGTCGTTCGGGCGTTCGCTGGTACTGCAAATGTTATCTTGTTGCATGGGTACGTAAATAGAATTACGGTTTAAGTTTTAGCGATGTCTAAATTTGGTTCTCGCTCACGGGTTTCTACTTACACTTCGGATTGGATGCCGACAGGTGACGGTCCTCCTGTAGCCACTTCAGTAGATTTCCTAATTGTCGCAGCGGGCGGTTACGGTTCTGGCGGTGCTGGCGGTATGCGAAGCACTGTTACAAATACGGGTGGTTCAGTTGGAACATTAGAAAGCGTTTTTTCTGTGTCCCCAGAAGTCACCTATACTGTTACTGTTGGCGCTGGTGGGTCAGGTCCAAACAGCAGGGGCTACTTATCGTCAATTTCAAATGCTATTGACGCAAACGATAAAGTTGAATCTATTGGTGGCGGAAATTACGGTACTTCTGGTGGTTCTGGCGGAGGATGCGCAGGTTATGCGTATGATTCGACCGACATCTACATACCTGGGGCTTCTGGAACCGCAAACCAGGGTTACGCAGGTGGTGGCTGTTTATATAACGGTTCTAATTCGCAATATGCTGGTGCGCTTGGTGCTGGTGGTGGCGCAGGTGGTGTTGGTGGCGAATCGGCCGCGTACTATGGCTCAATCACTAGAGGCGCTGGCGGCGCTGGGCGCACGAACAATATCACTGGAACAACCGTAACCTACGCACAAGGCGGAGGTAATGGTACTAGTGGAGGTTCTAGAGGTCCAAATACAGGAGATGGTGGAAATAATTTTCAATACGGTAATTCAGGCATAGTAGTATTAAGATGGTCGGCTGGATTTAGAGCCGCTTCATCAACTACTGGTTCACCAACATACTCACTTACTGATGGTTATCACGTATATCAGTACACTGGTTCAGGGAGCATTGTTTTCTAATGGCACATTTTGCAGAACTAGACGAAAACAACCTCGTGAAAAGAGTTATTGCTGTCCATAACCACGAACTACTTATTGATGGTGTTGAAACCGAGTCCAAAGGTGCACAGTTTTGCCAAAATTTATTTGGTGGTACTTGGGTGCAAACAAGTTACAACAATAAATTTCGTGGAATTTACGCAGGCACTGGCTATACTTACGACGCAGTAAATGATGTTTTTATAGCGCCTTCATCTTTATAGCCGCAACCATCAGCATCAACGTAACATAAAAACAAATAACATAACTAGTTTGAACCGAACCGAGTGTGGATAGAACTCGTCTAACACGCTGGCTCATACCTCTACCAGCAATCCTTTAGTTTTCCGTAAAAGCAGCGAAAAGCTGCTTGAGAGTAT